ACCTCGCTGCTTCTGCAACCGCAGGTGTATCAAGTGGTGCGAACACTGCCGAGAAATTTGTAGACTACGTTGCACAACTCGGTGGATTGAACTGGAACGCAAACCTTATCTTGACCACACACGCTGGTTGGGCTAACGTTTTGAAAACATTGCCTTCTAACGGTTCTTACTCTGTACCTGGCGGTATCACTATTGATGCTCAAGGTAACGTGAGAATCATGGGTATCCCAGTTATTCCTCATAGCTTGGTAACAGCATCTAAGGCTTATGTCATGGATACTACCAAGTTTGCAATCGCTCAACAAAGCGGTCTTGCTGTAAGAAGCACAGAATTTGACCAAGATGATTTCATCAAGAACTTGATCACTTTCCGTTGCGAGGCTCGTTGCGATCTCATGCAATTCCAGCCAACAGCTTGTTTGTACGGAGCTATCTAATATTGCCCATACATAAAAGTAAAAGGGAGGCCAGTAAGCCTCCTTTTTTTTAACTATGCCATACTCATACGATTACTTTAAAATAGAAGTTGGGAAACATTTAATTAAGAGTTTTCCTCCAAGCATCAAGATATTAGATGTAGGTGCAGGTAGCGGAAAATACGGCTCAATGTTAAGATATAATTTTAATCACATTGATGCACTAGAGATATTTGAACCATATATAAAGCAATTCAATCTTAAATCTATTTACAATAACGTATACAATGACGATATCCTATCATTTGATATTGATGAATACGATTACATTATAATGGGTGATATTTTAGAGCATTTAACAATAGATAATGCTCATAATCTATTATCTAAAATACATTTGTCAAATAAAAAATGCTTGGTTGCAATTCCATATACAATGGAGCAAGGAGAAGTAAATGGCAATATTTATGAGACCCATTTGCAACCCGATCTAACTCATGAAGTATTTTTGTTTCGCTATCCGATGATGAACGAGTTATATCGAAATCACGAATACGGATATTATATAAACTATTAACTATGAACATACTTGCTTCTATTCACTTGTACCCTCCAGCTCACAATTGTGGCGCGGAGTATATGATTCACTGGATGCTCAAAGATTTACAAAGCAAAGGTCATCATATAAAAATATTATTACATCAAGCAAATAAATACCGCATTAGAAATAATTATGTGTTTGATGGCATTGATGTATTTCCTCCAAATGAAAATGTGATTGATAGTTTGATGCGTTGGAGCCATGCAGTGTTTACGCATTTAGATTATACAAGATGGACAATTGCAAGTGCTGCACTATACAAAAAGCCCGTATTTCATCTTATCCATAATAGCCATCCATACCCCGAAATAATAGGCGCAAGGCACAATCAACATATTGTGTATAACTCTTTATGGTTAAAAAACCTATTGAATTACCAATGGCCTAACTTTATAATGACGCCGCCAGTTGATTATAATTTATATGATACAAACAAAGTAACATATAATAACGAGTATATTACTTTAATCAACACAAACGAAAATAAGGGCGGTAAGATATTTGAACAGATAGCCAAAGCAATGCCAAATAAGCGGTTTTTGGGCGTTTTGGGCAGCTATGATGAGCAAGTGAAGGCTAGCCTTCCAAATCTTAAATATGTGCCAAATACGTCAGATATAATGCAGTATTATAGGCAGACTAGGATCCTACTCATGCCAAGTGAGTATGAGAGCTGGGGAAGGACGGCAACTGAGGCTATGTGTAGCGGCATTCCAGTGATATGCAGCGAGGCAGAGGGACTGAAAGAGAACTGCGGGAATGCTGGGATATACATAAAAAATCGGAATGATATTAAAAGCTGGGTTAACACGATTAATAGGTTGGATGACAAAAAAGCCTACGAGGAAGCCTCAAGGAAAGCGAAAAGTAGATCCAGAGATCACGATCCACGCAAAACGCTTGATGAGTTTGAAGGCTGGTTCCGAGAAATGGTTAATAAATACAAGTAAAAATGGCGATATATATAAACGGAGTGACGATTGTAGCTGATGCTGTGGTAGAGCCAGTCAGTCTCACAGACGCAAAGAATTGGATGCGAATAGATTATACATCAGACGATTCTTTAATACAAGGCTTGCTGAATGCATCTAGGGTGCATCTTGAGAAATTAACTGGACTTTCTTTTGTAAATAAACTAATTAGAACGAATTTTGAGCTGACTGGGACCTATCCTCCGGTATGGATGGTAGATCTTCCTTACGGACCTTTGGTGTGCTTGGATGAGCTTAAAATGAAGATTGGCATAGCTACTTACAATACTTTGACAAAGAACGAAGACTTTGAGGTAATTGGCGGCAAGGTATGGCTTTATGAGCAAGGCATTTACTCTGCTTTGTATCAAGGTGGCTTCGGAACGCTTCCAGAGGATTTGGCAGACGATATAATGGCTTTGACTGCGTGGCAGTATGAGAACAGAGGCAAGAAGATGAACGCAGACAGACAAGCTCTTATCAGCCAATATCCTAACTGGGATGGACTTAATTATCATCAGTATAAAAAGGTTAATATATAATGCCAAGTGGACTTTATATAAATCCTACTCTTTTTAATAAATACATAAGGAATTTAGAAAAAAGAATTGGCGATAAAATTGATGTAGTTGATGCAGAGTTTTTTGCTGGTGTAGAAGAAATGGCTACGGTTGCAAAACAAAATGCACCAGTTGATGACGGTATTTTGCGAGGTATGATTACAGCATCAAAGGATCCTACAAAAAAATTATCTTATACATTGACCTCAGGAGCTTGGTATTCACCATATGTAGAGTTTGGTACTGGCCAATACGCTAAAACTTATTTGGCATCAATACCAGACAACTATTGGAAAGATTTGGCTAGAAAGTTTTATGTAAATGGTGAAGGTTGGACAAGACCGCATCCTTTTTTATATCCTGCGGTAACTACAACTTTACCAAAGATATTTAACAGAATAAAAGCAATAGTAAACGCTAAATGAAAGATTGCGCAAATAATGTTAGAACGATTTACGTTAACCTACTTAACGGCAATCTATCATATAATGGCAAGGATGTGCCGGTATACGGGCAAACACCATTCCGTACCACTCCACAAAATTATGTGGTTATATCAAGCATAATAGAAGTAGCTAACAATACTAATGATAATTTTAGTAGTCAGGTATCTGTGAATATTGATATTTTTAGTGAACAATATAGAGTAAACGACTTGGGGGTAGTAGATAATATTTCTGGACAGATTTTGAATTTTTTAATTCCAGATACCCATATAGATGGATTTTCTGACACAGACTTTATTGTTTACCCTATGTCTAGAACAAATTCAGTATATTTACCTTTGTATAACGGGGACAATTATGTAGCTCGTAAAATAATAACAATCAATAATTTAGTAAACCAAAAATAAAAAACAATGGCACAAATTCAAGGTTCTACACAGAGTGTAGATATTAAATTACCTGGAGAAGAGGACTACGATTCATTAGTATGTCTGCGTACATCTTCAGTAAACGGTACAACTGATTCAACAGTTGAACAAACAAACTGCGGTACATTTACCTCTATTGGTAAACCAAACATGACAGTTGATTTCGATGCAATCTGCGAAACAGCTCCTACTGCTTCACAAATTTCTTATGGTTCAATGCTTACTGCATTTACAAACGGTACTGAAATAGACGTGAGAGTACAAAGCCCAGTATTTAGTGGGTCTTCAGCAGGTGCAGTTTATTATCAACAATTTAAAGGTTATATTACTTCATTGACTCTTAATCAATCTACAACTGAGTTTATCAATTTCTCTGGTACAGTACAATCTAACGGAGCTATTGACATTATTCCTTAACACTATTTATGAACTATACTACTTTAACTATTGATGACAAGAAAATTGGCATCAAATTCGGTATGGCTAGCTTTCGCTATCTATCCGATAAACTTTCAGCTGGAGTTGGCTTTGAGAATAATGAATTAAATGAGATTGGAATAGCACATATAATATATAGTGGTTATTACAATAATTGTTTAATCAAAGAGGTTGTACCTGAACATAGCTTTGAATTTTTTGTAGATGCAATTGAGTCTAATTTAAAGAATGAGGCTTTTGTAAAGCAGATACAAGATATTATACAACTATGGACAGAGAATGAGTTTGTGAAAGCTACTCAGAAGGAGGATGAGCCAAAAAAAAAGAATACTCGTGGCAAGAAATAGAGCAGTACGCCTTTGGGCAGCTTAAATTATTGCCACAAGACTTTTATAACATGAGTCCTAAGCATTTCTCGTTAATGCTAAATGGACACAATGATCATAAGATAGAGACCTATAAATTGGTACGTCTACTTATGTTCACAATGGTACGGCTACATGGCGATAACAAATCTGGTCCAAAAACACCTGAGCAGTTATGGCCACTTGATGGGGATGAAGATACCTCAATCATAAACGAACAAGAGTACAGAGAAATATTTAATAGGTTTAAAAATGGCAATGAGCAACGAGCAGTTAATGATTGAGTTAGGCTTAGATGCTACGAAAGTCACAAAAAGTATTTCGCAGCTTAAGACTCAATTAAAAGCTCTTGAAAATCAAAGAGCCTTAACAAAAACCGAAGCTGATCTTGAAATCGTTAATAGAAAAATATCTTTAGTAAAAAAAGAGATTACAAAATTACAAAACATAGGTTTTGATAATTTGCAACAATCTTCAAAAAGTGCAAGAACAGCTGTTAGTAATTTATCTATTGCTATACAAGATTTGCCTTTTGGATTTATCGGTATACAAAATAACATACCTGGAGTTGTACAAAGCTTTGGTAAATTATCTTCTGAATCAAAAGGTTTAGGTGATTTATTAAAAAATCTTAAATCGCAACTTTTGGGACCAACTGGGGTATTTCTTGCATTTAGTATTGTAACATCTATTGTAACAGTTTTAGTACAAAAATATGGAAGCCTTGCAGGTGCAATTAACGCATTGCTTGGTACACAAAATAAATTTAATGTACAATTAGAAAAATTTAATAAAGCATATCAAGATTATATAAAAAATCAAAGAGATGCTACACAAATAACAAACGATGCAATTGCAAGCCAAAGTGGTCAAATTGAAATTATTCGTGCATTATCAAAGGCTACGAATGATTATAGTACAAGCATCGAAAGTAAAAATACTGCATTAAAATTATTACAAGAAAGAACTGGACCTTATCATGAAGGTTTAAAAATTGGTAAAGAGAATGTAGATAAAATAAGGGAAGCCACAGAAAAATACATAAAAGTATTAATTGCAAAATCACAAATTGAGGCATTTGCTAGTGAAATATCAGATATTGACAAATTAATTAAAGCAAATGAAACATTAGAAAAACAAGCTGAGTTAAACGTAGGAGCTGCAAAAACACAAGAAAAAGCTAACAGAGAATTAATACCAACAATTTCACAATTTGGTGGGGAAACAAGTTTTCTTGTAAATAAATTAGATAAAGCTGAAACAAAAGTATCTGAGCTAGCAGAAACATCTTTTGATTTAAGAAATAAAAAACAACTTCTTGTTGAACAAATAAATAATCTTAGTG